CGAGCACAACCACCACCTCTGCCGCGAAGAGCTGAGCGTGCGGCAGACGGTGATCCATCTCAACCCGCGCAACACCGAAGGGCGCTGGCCGAAGACACCGTATCGGCGTGCCATGCAGGAGCACTTCAACAAGGCGCTCTACAATCAGCGCTGGCACGCCGAGAGCGGCTTCAGCCAGCACAAGCGCCGCCTCGGACCAGCCCTGACCACTCGGCACCCCGAGGCGCAGGGCCGCGAAATCGTCCTCCGCGTCCTCACCCACAACCTCATGCTCCTCGCAGAGGCAGCCTGAGCCTTTCAACAGAGCAAGCCCGATTTAGAACGTGAGCAGATAGATAGCCGAATTGGTGGACGATCGCCGGCCTTGGCATTGCCGTCCTCTCTGGCCTCCTGGGATCAGTCGGCTCCATTGAGCCGCTTGCGCATCAGCACATTGTAGGCTCGAAAACCCGAAGCTTTGAAAAAGCGCCGGGCGCCGAGGTTGGCCAACCAAGCATCAAGCGCGATGTCAACAATGCCCTCCATTGCCGCGCGTCGCTGGGCCAACCCGAGCAGCGCCGAAGCGATCCCGCGGCGATGGACCTCGGGCAAGACCGAGAGGTGGTGGATGTAGATGAGGCGCCGGGCGAAGGTGAATGGCGTCTCGGGACGCGCCCTCACTTCAAACCAGATGTAGCCGACCAGTGCACCGTCGAGTTCGGCGACCCCGACCTCTTGCCCGGCACCGCCTAGCAGAGCGGCGAAGAACGCGCGCGCCTGCGCAGCATCGACGGACGACTTGAAGTCGCGCGGGTAGAGGTCTGCGTGCATGCGTTGGACAACGGCATTTAGGCCGACGATCGCATTGATGTCCGTGTCGGTCGCAGATCGCAGATCGAACCTCATCGGAATCCAGCCCTTCTCTGCTGCCGATAACCGCAGCGCCTCTCCGCAGGCCGCGCCAGGCGGTCCGTTCCGAGCGACCGAGACCGGACTGCGGCCGACGTGAGCGGGTGGGCTGCCGTGCGTTCGGGCAACTTCCGACGTTGCTCAGGGTCGCTCATGTGGACTCCCGCTGCCCGCTGCCCTTCCGGCCCTACCGTGGGCAACTCAGGTTTCCATCCCGGGATGCACGCCTGCGTCGCCGAAGGCCTTCGAGTCGCCGCCGCCGGCCTGACGAGGCCGATTGTTCAGCTTACCCTGAATTTGCCACTTGCTGGTGAATATCCACCCCCCATCCTCACCCCGTTTCGCTCGGCAGCGCGCGGGGCGGCGGTGTCACTCCCGGTGGCGCCGCCGCCTCCTTCCCCCGCCGGGTGACGCCGACACAGCGGAAAGACGCGGCGAGGCGCGCCCGGCGGAACGGGCGAAGCGGACCGACCCGCGGCAGGGGCCTATTGGGCTCGACCCGACCCCCGCCACCCGTGGCCTATCGGACTGCGAACACCGGAACACCCTTGTTCGAAGGTCAGAGGCATGTCCACGGGACTGTCGACCATTGCCCAGATCGAGTTCGATTCGCAGTGCAAGGCCGCCTACCAGGCGATGGGCGGCCTCAGGAAGCATGTCCGGGTCAAGACCGGCGTCATCGGCAGCACGCATAAGTTCCGCCGCAGCTCGCGCGGGGTCGCCACGCCGCGCATCCCGCAGACCAACGTCATCCCGATGGGCACCAGCTATGCCGAGCCCATCGCCACGCTGACCGACTGGAACGCGGCGGAATACACCGACGTCTTCGACCAGCAGAAGACCAGCATCGAAGAGCGCGGCGTGGTGGCGCACAACGTCGCCGGCGCCGTCACCCGGCGCGAGGATCAGATGATCATCGACGCCCTGGACGCGGCCAATGCCCCGGCCAACATCCTGCACGCCAGCACCGGCATGACCTACGCCAAGCTGCTGCGCGCCTCCGCCATCATGGACAGCCGGGCGGTGCCGGCGGGGCAGCGCAAGCTGACCATCTCGGCCCGCGGCAAGGAAGACCTGCTGGGGGACGTGAAATTCACCAGCCGCGACTACGTCTCCGCCCATTACATCGAGACCGGGACGCTGCCGCGCATCCTCGGCTTCGACATCGAGGTGCTGGACGACCGCGACGAGGGCGGCCTGCTGCTCGCCGCCACCATCCGCAAGAACTTCGCCTGGGACATGCAGGCCATGGGCCTGGCCATCGGCCTTGAGCTGGGGACCAAGGTCGACTGGATCCCGGAGAAGACCAGCTGGCTGGTCAACCGCGGCCTCACCGCCGGCGCCGTCGCCATCGACCCGCTCGGCATCATCGAAATCGAGACGGTGGAGGCCTGAGCCATGGCATTCCTGCTTGCCAATTTCCAGCCGGCGGCCGGGCAGTCCAAGGCCGGCGCGGCGCCGCAGATCCACACCTACCGGACCGAGGACGCCCACGCCACGGTCGACACCGCGGATTACTTCCTGCCGGTGCGGGCGCTGCTGAGCATCGGCGACCTGATCTATGTCGTGGTCACTGCATCCGGTGCACTCTCGACCGCCGGCTTCCATGTCGTGCGGACGAAAACCGCCACGAGTGTCGACGTGACGAACGTGCTGGCCGCGGTCGTCACCAACACCGACTAGCGGAGCCGAGCATGGGCAAGCGCAGTCCGACCGATACCGATGTGCGCCGCGCCGGCGCCACCGCCAGCTTTACCGCGGCGGACCAGGTGACGGATTGGGTGGAGGTGGCCGGACGGTTCTGGATCTCCGCCCAGCCCGCCGGCGGCGGCGCCGGCGCGGTGGCGCTGGAGTTCAGCTTCGACGGTGGCACCACGGCGGAGAACGCCACTCTGCCGGGCGGCGGCGCCAACAGCTGGACGGTGCCGGTGCTGCTGGCGCCGGTGGCGCCCGAGGAGCCCGAGGAGCCCGGGGTGCTGGCCCGGCTGCGATGCAGCGCCTGGACCAGCGGGACCATCAACGCGCGGGTCAGCCAATGAGCGTGTTTCCGTCGGCGGAGCCGAGGCACAACGTCACGGCCACCACGGACCCGGCCGCCAACAACGATGTGCTGGCGGGGTACAGCGCCGGCTCGCGCCGGCTGAACACCGTGTCGGGCGTGTGGTGGGTCTGCAACTCGGCGGCGGCCGGCGCCGCGGCGTGGGTTGCGATGGATAGCACCGACCATCCCGGCTACCTGCCAAATGGTTTTGTCCTGGGCATGGATGGGCCGACCGGCTCCGGTTCGACATCGGCCAACCAGCTGTACGTGCATCTGTTCCTGCTGAAGGCGCGACGGACCATCACCAGCATCTTCAGCAAGGTGCTGACCGGCGGGACGGCTTCCAGCATCAAGCACGGGTTGTGGCGCAGCAATGGGGCCGGCCGGCCGACCGGCATCCCGGTGCTGAGCAACAACAGCGGGGTGGATACGACCGGGGCGGGAATTGCATCGCAGGCCATCGGCGATGTCGTGCTGCACCCTGGCGCGTATTTCGCCGGGTCGGTGTCGGACGGCTCTCCCATGGCGGGGATGCTGGTCTACGGCACCTCACAGGCGCGCACGACGGTGTCCAGCGCGACCGCGGCCGGCGCCATGAATTCCAGCAGCAGCGGCACCGCCTCGCTGGTCGGATACCGGGTACCGCAGGCGTTCTCCGGCGACATCACCGCGCTGGACCTGACCGGCGCCAGCTTCTTTGACATTCCGAACTCCAACATCCCCGTCATCGGCCTGGGATACTCGGGATGACCCAATGGACGCATGTGGCACTCGACGGCTCGGTGACCGTCGGCTGGACCGGCGAACTGGCGGCCGAGCAGGCCGAGGCGATCGCCGAGATCAAGGACCGCGCCCGCGCACGCATCCTCGCCATCTGCCCGGAGTGGAAGCAGACCAACCTTGTGGCCCGCGGCACCGAGCTGCTGATGCGCGTTCACCTCGGCGGCGCGGCGCTGACCGAGGCCGAGCAGGCGGAGGTCGCGGCAGGGCAGGCGATCTGGGACCAGGTCAAGGCGATCCGCACGGCCAGTGACGCGGCCGAGGCCGCTGTCCTTGCCGCCGAGACGCCGGCCGCTGTCTGGGCGGTGACCTTCTGATGACCCCGCCTTCCGACGCCGCCACCCAACGGGACCTCGGCCGCTTCGAGACGCGGCTGGAAAGCCTTGAGGACAGCATGGAGGGTGTGCGCAGCGACCTGCGCGCCATCCGCACCAAGCTGGACGAGGCGGCCGGTGGCATGACGGTGCTGCGCTGGCTGGGTTTCGGTAGCCTCGCCGGCGGCATCCTCGCGCTGTCCCAGCTCTACCAGTGGCTGCATCGGCCGTGAGCAGTTCCGCCGTCGCACTCTGCAACCAGGCGCTCCGGCTGCTGGGGGAGGCGGAGATCAGCAGCTTCGACGAGGGCACCGACCTGGCCAATACCTGCAGCGTGCTGTGGGAGGACACCTGCCGCAGCCTACTGGCGCAGTACCCGTGGCGCTTCACCCTGAAGAAGCAGCAGCTCTCCCGCCTGGCCGACGCGCCACTGAACGAATGGAGCTACGCCCACGCCCTGCCGCCCGACCTGCTGACCCTGCGGGAGATCTTCGCCGCCGCCGGCGCCGGCGCGCCGCGCGTCCTCGCCTATGAGCGGTTCGAGGGGCAGATCTACTCGAACACCGCCACCCTCTGGGCCGACTACCAGGTGCAGACCGACCCGGCGACCTGGCCGCCGGCCTTCCGGCTGCTGGCGCGCTACGCCCTCGCCAGTGAATTCGCCGTGCCGGTGACCGGCAGCCTGAGCGCCGCCAACGGCTGGGCCGTTCGGGCCTATGGCTCCCCGGCCGAGGGCGGCAATGGCGGCCAGATCCGGATCGCCCGGCGGCTGGATGCGCAGCAGCAGCCGCCCCAGGCGATCGAGGATTTCCCACTGGTCGCGGCGCGGCATGGCGGCACTGCCGCCGGCCGGTGGCGACCGATGCGCCTGACGCGCATGGTGCAGACCAGCTTCACGGCCGGCGAGCTGGACCCCCGGCTCTATGCCCGGCTGGAGACCACCAAGTATTACTCGGGCGCCAGCCTGCTGCGGAACGTATTGGTGATGCCGCAGGGTGGTATCCGTCGCCACCCAGGGATGCGGCATCTGTCGAGGCTGAATGACGGCACGGATGGCGTCCGCGCCATCCCCTTCGCTTTCAATACCGAGCAGACCTATGCCTTCGCGCTGACCGCCGGGACGTTCCGCGTCTGGACGGCGGATGGCGTGCTCCGGGCCACGGTGACCGGCTGCCCGTGGAACGCGGCGCAGGCGGCGGCGATGAACTATGCCCAGTCGGCCGACACGCTGCTGCTGTTCCACCCTGACATCGCCCCGCAGCGCATCCGCCGCGGCGCCACCGATGCCGACTGGACGCGGGAGGCCACCCCCTTCAAGAACCTGCCGACCCATGACTACGGCGCGGTGACGGTGGCCGCCGACATCAGTCTGGCAGCCTCGGCCGACAGCGGCGCCGGCATCATCCTCATCGCCAGCGCGGCCAGTTTCACCGCCGCCATGGTCGGATGGGAGGTGGAGGCCGCCGGCGGCCGCGCCCGGATCACCGCCTATACCAGCACCACCCAGGTGACGGCGCGGATGGTGCAGCCGCTGGCCACCGACCACCCGGCCGGCACCGTCCAGGCCAGCGCCACCTCCGGTGCAGGGGTCACCCTGACCGCCAGCGTCGCCAGCTTCAACGCCGACATGGTCGGCTGGGACATCTTTGGTAATGGCGGCAAGGCGCGGATCACCGCTTTCACCAGCACCAAGGTGGTGGTCGCCACCACCAGCAGCAAATTCACCGACACCACGGCCACCTCCGGCTGGCGCCTGGCCGAGACCGGCTGGAGCCTGCGGGAGCCGGTGATCAGCGCGACGCGCGGCTGGCCGGGCTGCGGCACCTTCCATTCCGGCCGCCTCTACCTCGGCGGCTTCCGCAGCCGTCCGGCCACCTTCGCCGGCAGCCGGGTGGCCGGCTTCTTCGACTTCTTCGAGGGCACCGGCCTCGACGACGAAGCCTTCATGGTGACGATCGACAGCGACCAAGTGAACGCCATCCGGCAGATGCGTTCGGGCAAGGCGCTGCAGGTCTTCACCTCCGGCGCCGAATACGCCGTGACCGTAGCGCCGCCGATCACGCCCACGAACATCAACGTGGAGGAGCAGAGCCGGCGCGGGATCGCGCCGCATGTGCCGGTGGTGGAGGTGGATGGCGCCACGCTGTTCGTGCAGCGGGGCGGCGCCGGCCTCCGCCAGTTCGTCTTCGCCGACCTGGAACAGCAGTACCGGGCGGAGTTGCTATCACTACTGGCGCCGCACCTCATCGTCTCCCCGGTGGACCTCGCCGCGCGCAAGGGCGCCAGCAGCGACGACGCCGATCATGTGCTGCTGGTGCGCGGCGACGGCGACGTGGCGGTGCTGACCACCTTGCGCAGCCAGGAGATCGCCGCCTTCACCCGCTGGGAGACCGCGGGCGAGAGCCTGGCCGCCTGCGCCCTGCAATCCGGCGAGGTGTTCTTCGCCGTGCTGCGCGACGGCACGGTGCGCATGGAGATCTGGGACGAGGAGTGTCTGATGGATGCCGCGGCGCTGACCAGCAGCGGCACGCCGGTCACCAGCGTCTCCGGCCTCGACCACCTGAACGGGCTGACCGTCGGGCTGTACCTCGATGGGGCCTACCAGGGCACTGCCCCGGTGCTGGTCAATGCGGTGACCCTGCCGCGTCCAGCGCTGGCGGTGGAGGTGGGGCTGCCCTGGACGCCGGCGGGCGAGACGCTGCCGCTGGAGCCGCGCGACCAGACCGGCGCGCTGATCGGCCGCAAATGCCGGGTGGTGAAGCTGACCGCCCGGGTGGAGCGGACCGCGCTGTTCGAGCTGAACGGTGCTGCCGTGGTGCTGCGTGGCTTCGGCACCGGCGCGACCACCCCGCTCGACACCCCGCCGCCGATCCACTCCGGCGACGTGACGGTGCGCGGCAACCTCGGCTGGCGAGAGCGCAACACGGTGACCTTCGCCCAGGCCACACCAGGCCCATTCACCCTGCTGGCCCTCGGCCACCAGCTGGCGATCGCCGATCCATGGTCGAAGCTGTCGCCCGGCCGGTAGCTCGGCTGGGCGTTGACCCGGGCCATGGCGGTGCGCAGCCATTCGGCGCCCTGCGGGCTGCGGAACACTGCGCGGATCAGGTCGCGCTCCTGCTGGCGCCGCTGCGCCTCTGCCTCCTCGCGCCGTGCCATCTCCGGCAGGGATCGCGGCGCGTCGAACACGTTCCAGCTCTCGCTCATCGCATCGGCTCCCTCTCCGCCGGCGTCACCGCCGCATTGGCCACCGCCCCCGCCACCGGAGAGGTCATCACCTGCTGCTCGGTCTGCTGCTGCTGCGCCGCCGCCGCCTGCTGCCGCAGCTCATCCTCGGTTGGGATCAGCGCATGCGGCACGCCCTGCCGCTCAGCGATGTACCGGCCCGCGCGCTCGATAGAGATGCCGCTCTTCACCAGCGCCGCGCTGAGGTCGCCCATATTCGCCGCGGCGGTCAGGAACTGCATGATCGCCTGCACGTCCGCCCGGTCCTGCGCCTGGGCCAGCGGGCTGGTCGGCCGCACCCGCACCGCGTCGTCCTGCAGCGCGTCCAGCATGCCGGCGAAGCGCGGGTCCGCCAGCTCGCCCGCCTCCTCCAGGATGTCGACGCAGCGGCGGATGATCGGCACCACGGCATCGCTCTGCAGCCGCCCGAACGCCCCGGTGTCGGCCTGGAACTGCCGCACCCGCTCGATCACCTCCGTCGCGGTCAGACCGGTCTGCACCTCCGGCGGCAGCGGATTGTCGAACAGCATTTGCCGGATGGTGGTCTTCAGATCCTGGCGGATCGCCTCGGAAAGCTGGAGGCTGCCAGGGAATTGCAGCGCCTGCAGGCTCGGCCCGCGCGCCCCGCCATTGCTCGCTACCGGGATGATGGCGCCCGGCACCAGCCGCACCGTGGCGGGGTTGAGGATGCCGTCATCGACGGCGGTGTAGACCCCGGCCAGCGCCAGGGCTCCCGGTCTTCAGCATGAACTCCATCACCTTGTTGACGGTGCGGATGTCGGGCAGCGCCTGGGTCAGCGGCCCGCGGCCATGGGTCTCGCCCGGCGCCTTGGTCCAGCGGCCGATGACCCACGGCATGGTGCGGTAGCGGCGCTGCACGAAGCGGCGCTTCTCCGCCTTCAGCAGCACCTCAAAGCGGAAGATGTCGTCGTCCGGGTCGTAGTAGGTCGCCTGCAGCAGCGGGATCTCCTTCTCCGGATCCTCGCGCTCCGCCCGGGCGATGCTCTCGGGGATGCCGTCGTTGTCCGGATAGGTCCGCGCCACCAGCCGGGCCGGCAGGGTCTGGTCGAGGAACACGCCCTCGATGCCTCCGAACGGCCCCTCGTCGAAAGCCACCAGGGCGGAGGGCAGCGCCTGGAAGCGCAGCAGCGGCGCCCGGCGGCGCTTCGTGCCAAGCCGGCCGTTCTCGATCAGCAGGCAGCCGACGCCGGCGGCCAGGTCATGCGCCCATTCATGGATGGCGGTGTCGAAGTTTGAGGCATGGATATGCGCGAAGACCTTCTCATTCGCCGCCTCCAGGTCCTGCTGCAGCGGCTGCGCCGCCTCCTCCGCCGCCAGCTCGGGCGGCAGACCAAGCCCGCTCCACCGCTGCTGCGCCGGGAACAGCGCCCCCACCAGCCGCGTGGCGAAGCGCGGGGTGGCTGCCACAGCGGTGCTGTCATAGGTCTGCACATGCCGGTCGGCGCCGGTGCCGTAGCTGGTCCAGGCGTCCCGCTCTGGCATGGCATAGGCGTAGACATCGCGCATGAGGCTGGCGAAGGCGTCACGCTTCCGGCCGGCCCGCTCGGCGCGCTTGCACAGCGCCGCCTCCGCCATCGCCGCCATGCTCAGGCCCCCAGGGTCTTCTGCAGGTTCGGCACCGGCGGGATGCCGATCTCGTCGTTCAGCAGCAGCGCCCGGCCGCCGGCGCCGCGCGCCCGCCGGGCGGCCCGCGCGCTCGCCGCCTGGTCGCCGATCTGTTGCTCCTGCGCATCCAGCACGCGCGCCTGCGCCTCGGCCGCGGCGGTCTGCGCCGCGGTCGGGCCGGTGGCGACGGCGGGGATGCTGGTCTTCATGCCGAACATGCGGGCGACGGTGTTACCCATGGGCGATCTCCTGTCGGGTCGAAGGCAGCACCGGCAGCGCGCCGAGTCGCCGAAGGTGGCGGGCCAGCTGCCAGGGGGTGAGGATCCAGGGCGCCCGCACACCGAGCGTCGCCTTCACCGCCTCCACGCAGGTCATCGGCATGCGCAGCGCGGCGCCGGGCGGGCGCACCGGCGCCGGCAGCGCCAGCACCGCCGCCGCCTGCGCCGCCTGGCATTCGCGAAGGAAGGTGCCGATCGCCACCGCCTCCACGCCGAGCTGCAGCACCCGGCCGGCGTGGTTCAGCACCAGCGTCGCCTCGCCCTCGGCGCGGCAGCACCACACATGCCGGTAGCCCGGCCGCAGCAGCCGCTGCCACCAGGCCGCGCGGCTGAGGCCCCGTGCCGGGAAGACGACGAACCACAGATGCTCGCCCTCGGCCGGCTTCGGCTGCGGAAGCCTGTCCATCAGCGCGGCACCGCCCGCGCCGCCTCGCCCTTCTCCACCGGGTCGCGGTTGACCCCCGGCCGGAAGCGGTCGTCACGGCGGAACTCCCGCAGGATCGTCTCCAGCATCCGCTCCGGCGTCTCGCCGAAGGCGGCGGCCCGTGCGGCCAGGTACTGGTAGTGGAAGGGCTGCAGCCGCACCGTCACCGGGATGCGCCCGTCCGCCTCCAGCTGCTGCGTCAGCGCCTCCCGCACCTCCGGGCTCGGAATGGTGTCGATCGCGCCCTGCAGCCGATCCGCCGCCGAGATGCCGAGGGCAGCCAGCCGCTGGGCGATCATGTCGTCGATGGTGGCGGCCATCAGGGCCGCGGTGCCAGGTGGCATGGCGGCGGCCTGGCGGTCGTCCAGAGTCGGCACCGCCGGCGGCAGGGTACCAGCCGGGGCCGCATCCTCCGCCGGCGCATTGCCGACCATGTCCTTGGGGTCGAGCGGCATCTTCGCCTCCTAGGCCGCGCTGCGGTTGGCGCGCGCCGCCGGTGTCGTGGGCCTGGCCATTCTCAGCTCCTCATGTTCAACGGGTTGAATTCGCTGCCGGCGACCACCGTCCGGTGCGCCGTCTGCTGGGCGCGACCGCGGCCCATCACCTCATGCAGCGCGCCGCCATCGAGCAGCGCGTACTGGTCGGCCTCCACCAGGTGGCTGGCCCAGTTCTTCAGGATCCCGGTCTTCCGCCCGGCGGTGAGCTGGTACTGGTAGTCCCGGGCATAGGCCCGCGCCGCCAGCTTGCAGCTCGGGCAGAGCAGCAGCGCCGGCTCCCGCCCGTCGATCAGCTTGCCCATCGGCAGCCGCAGCGCCTCCATGCGCACGGAGGGGCTGTTGTTGCCCGGCGCCGGCCGCACCGGGATCTTCGCCACCCGCCCGACCGTCTCGATCCAGCTCGCCTCGCCATTGGCACTGTCGTTGCCGTAACCCGCCGAGGGATCGGCCAGGGCGTGCACCTTCAGCCCCCGGAACCTCTCCGCCAGCAGCTCGGCAACGGCCTCGCCGAAGCGGTTCGGCCCGGTGATGGAGCCGTGGGTCTTCTCGTGCGTCGAAAGCTCCGCCAGCTTCCGCCACTGGCCGTTGGCCCGGCGCTGCCAGAACCCCGCCGCCGGCGTGCCACCGGCATCCATGCCGATGATCACCGGCCGATCGAGCACTGGCAGCGGCGCCGGCGCGATGTGCAGGTCGGGATTGAACTCCTCGTAGACCGCGGCGCCGGAGCGGCTGAGGCCCGGGATGTTCTCGATGAACCGCTTGCGCTCATAGGCCGGCATCGTGCCCGCCATCTCGTGGTAGTAGCCGCGCCCGACCACGGCCAGGTTCTCCGCCTGGGGCGAGAGGCCGGAGGGCTGGCGATACAGCCGGTGGCCCGGCTTCGGATCGTCGATCAGATCCCGCACCACCCAGCTGTCTTCCTCGGGCGCGTTGCAGGTGCCCCAGGCCTGCTTGGGCGCGATGTCCAGCATGCCCATCGGGTATCGGGCGGCGCGGCTGAACAGGAAGGTCAGCGAATTCTCCGGCGCCAGGTCGACCTCATCGACATAGCCGAAGGAGATCTCCCAGCCGCGCAGTGCTTCCTCGATCCGCAGATCGCCGAAGGCGCGGAACTCCACCTGCATGTCGATGACGCCGCCCGTTGGGTGCGGCAGGGTGAGGCTGTGGGTCGGCGGATCGCCGATCCAGCTGCCCATCTCCTTCGGGTACCACTGGAACCACGACTTCATCGTCGTGGTCTCGAGATCCTTCCACAGCCGGCGGGCGATGCCGAACTTCACCTGGCGCAGCCCCGGCCGGGTCTCCGGCCAAAGGTAGCTGGCGACGATCCCCTTCTGCAGCCCGCTGACCGTCTTGCCGCCGGCGACCGGCCCCATCAGCACGCTGATCGGGTTCTCATCCTCGACGAAGGCCTGCGCCACCGGCCCGGGCGCGATCCAGTCGCGGGTCAGCATCGCCCGCCGCCCGCACCCATGGCCCCCGTCGCCCTCTGCCCCTCACCCCTCGGCCCCATGGCCCCTTGGACCCCGGCCCGTCCCCCGGTCCGGGACGCCGGAGGTTCCGCAGAATTCCGATGGTCTCCGCCCCAAGGGGCGGACAGGGAGGCGCGCGGCCGCGCCGGGGGGTGGGGGGGTGGAGGGGCCGGGGAGGTCGCCGCCCGCCGCCAGCCGGCCGCCAGCGCGCCCGCTGCCGCCTGATTGCTGATCAGCTGCCCGGCCAGCGGCAAAGCCACGGCAGGCATGGCGTTCCGCTCCATCGTCCAACTGGCCGCTGTCCAACTCATGCCGGATCGCCCCCACTAACCGCCTGATCCGCCTCGCTTCCTGCCATGCCGAGCCGCACCGCCAGCGCCTGGCTGACCTGCACCGTCACCGGCGCCACCGGCGCCCCGTCCAGCTGCACCGCCGCCGGCATCTTCGAGTGGATGAACGGCGCCAGCTCCACCGCCGCCTTCAGCTGCCGGTCGAAGGCCTCCAGCCTGGTGCAGCCCAGCTCCTCCGCCAGCTCGGTGACCGACCGGCTGAAGATCTCGCCCAGCACCACCAGCGGCGAGCGGTAGCGGCCGAGCATGCAGGCCTGCCACTCCGCCGTCTTCTTCGCCACCGATCCCGCCGGCCGGCCCGGCGCCGAGCTCGGCAGCGCCTCCTGATCCGCCACCGGCACCAGCGGTAGACCGGCCTGCACCGCCTCGGCCCGCTGGACGGCGGCCTGCTCGGCGGTCAGCGCCTTCGCCGCCGCCAGCCGCGCCCGCCGCGCCGCCTGCCGCTCCGCCGCCGTCCGCGCCGTCACGCCGCCCTCCCGGCGTGACGCCCGAAAACCCGCCGGAACGCCCGGAACGCAGCCGTTCCAGCCGCCGTTCCGGCCAAACAGAAGCTAACCCATTGATATATATACATAGAGATAAACCGGAACGGCCGGAACGGCTGCCCGCGCACACCCACGCGCGCGCGCATACGTGCGGGAGAGCGCTCCGGCCGTTCCGACGCCACATTCCCCTGCAACATCAACAGCTTACCCGGAACAGCTAAGCGTTCCGGGGCGTTCCGGCCGTTCCGGGCACCAAGCCATTGATAAGGCAGCACTCCCAAGTAACGCCACTCCCCGCCCCCAATCGCGCCAAGTACCCGCTGCGGATGCTCGCCCATAGCGCCCTGGGGCTGGGGGCAGGCAGCGAGCGCGGCCTCCGGGGCCAGGGTCAGGGCAGGCATGAGCGTCAGCCTTCGTTGTCGTCGGGGGAGGCGAGGACCAGGTCCAGCGGCACCAGCACGCCGCGCGAGGCAACGCCGCCATAGCTGCGCTTGCCGTCGATCACCGCTCCGGTCAGCCCTTCCAGCGGGGTCTTCCAGCCGCCATAGGATTCGCTGCGGCCGCGCCAGGGCGTGCGGTCGAATACCTTGTTCAGCTCGGCATGGTTGTTGGCGACGGCCAGGTGGCCGAGCATGTCGCCGGCGCCGAGGATAGGCGCGCCGCCCTCGTCGCGGGCCGGGACGAACTGCACCCGCTTCGTCGCGGGATCAACCAGCGGCACCACCCGCAGCCCATAGGCGGCGAGCATGCGCTGTGCCTCCTCCACCGTGCCGGCACCGGGCCGCACCGCCTCGCCGGTCTCCTCATCCACCAGCACCGCCCGCCGCGCCGCCAGCGCCACGATGAAGCCGATCGTCCGCTGCTCGCCCTTGCGCCAGTGCTGCGCCACCGTGGTCAGCAGCTGTTCGAGGCAGCGTTCGCCGTCGCTCTTCTCCTCGGCGCGGTCGAAGCTGGTGGCCTCCACCAGCTTGCCCACCCAATCGTCCACCTGGTCGGCCAGCGGCTCCTCATCGTCCAGCGCCGTGTCGGCCGCCGCCAGCAGCGTGCCCCAATGGTCGGAAGCCCGGCTGTCCAGCCCGGCCGCGCCCAGCGCCTCGTGGTACACCTCAAGTCGGCCCTGGAAGATGCGCCACCGATCCACCATGCGCCGCAGCAACTGCTGGCCGAGGGTCTGCATGGCGTCGCGCTTCAGCGCCGGCGGCCGGCCACCCTCCAGCTTGCGCAGGTTGAGCATGGCGATGCGCGACAGCTCCGCCGGGGTCAGGGGTGGCCGGGCGATGGAGGCGAACAGCCCCATGAAGCGCGCGGTGAATTCCACATTGCCGTGGTCCTGCGTGCCGCGGTCGATGGTGCCGCCGGAGCTGGCGATCAGCGCCAGCTTGATCAGCTTGAACAGCTTGGCATTGTCCTCGCTGCTCTCGGCCTCGTCGAAAGCCACCGGCAGCGCGTCATTGCCCAGCTTGCTGCGAATCGCGGCATCCGTCGGGTCGGCCGAGGTGACGATCCCCTCATCCTTCACGAACAGCCATTCGACCAGGCGCATCAACGTCGACTTGCCGGTGCCGCGCGGCCCGCCAATCCAGGCATGCGGCCGCCAGTCGAGCGCGCCGCAGAGCATGCCGGCGCAGCACCAGCCGAGCATCAGCCGCGCATCCAGCTCGCCGCGCGCCCAATGCCAGCTGCGCAGCATGCCGAGCAGCTGCGCCGCCGGCCCCTCCTCGCCGCCTGGTTGCCTCTCCCGCGCGGGGGTGGGGCGTTCGGGGCGCACTGGATAGACATGCCGGTTGCGCACCCCCGGCCGCTGCAGCTGGCCATTGACCCAGATGCGGTCGCCGAGATGCAGCACCAGGTCGCCATCCTCGCCCGCCCAGGCGCCGCGCCCGCGCAGCCGGCCGGAGGGCGACCAGACGCCATCGGCGCCGCAGGCTTGCATCAGGTCACGCGAGACGGCATCCGGCCGGAAGTCCACGGCAATGCCGTTCTCCAGCTTCTTCGGCCAATACTTCAGCAGATAGTCACCACGCGGCGCGAACAGGCAGGTGATCATGTTCTTGTTGTGCGCGCGGGCCTCCAGCGCCATGAACTGGCCGCAGGCATCGAGGTAATAGTGGATGTCGAGCTGCTTCCCGAGCGGGATCACCGGGCAATCCTCGGGCAGCACCCCGCCGCCGTTCCGCCGGCGCGGCGCGCTGGCCTCCTGGAGGTGGCCACGGATCGGGGTGACCTTGCCGGTCAAGCGGCACTCTCCCGCTGCGCAACCGGCAGCGACTGGTGCCACTCGTTCATGTCCTTGAACCCCTCCGGCGGGCGGGTCTCGCGCACGCTCCGGCCCTGCCGCAGCAGCGCCTCCACCGCCTGCTGCCGGGCGATCGCAGCCTGCCGGTTCTCGCCGTCGCGGTCGAACACCAGCACGATGTCGGCGGCTTTCTCCGGCAGCCGCACCGCCGTCACGTTGCCGAGCGTCACCGCCGCCAGCACGCGCCAGTCGCGGCAATGCCATGCGACGGTCAGCGCATCCTCGATGCCCTCACCGATCGCCACCGTCTCCTCGGCCGTCACCTCACGCAGCGGCCGGCCAGCAGCGCCGCGCCAGATGGGAATGACACCGCCCTGGAAGGAGCCGAGTACCTTCTTCGCAGCCTGCAGCCGCGCCTTCCGCCACACCCCGCGTTCCTGCATCAGCCAGGTGCGGTGGGTGGCGATGTGCTCGCCCTCTCGGGTGATGGCGCCAAGCATCGCCGGCAGCCGCATCTGCGCCTCGGCGCACCAGCATTCCGGCGCGAAGCGCAGCGCCCCCGGCGCCCGGCCGAGGTGTTCCAGTGGCAGCCCACGCCCGGCCAGATAGGCCGCCGCCGGCGAGCCGGCGATCGGCTTGGCGTCCAGCCACATCTTCAGCGCCGAGACCCGCTTGCCGTCCTCGTCCCGCTCCGCCCGCTGCTTCACCGCCGGCGCCGCCGCCTGCCGCGTGGCGAAGCTGCCGCCGCGGTCGAGGCCGAGCCAGGCGCGCGACCACCGCAGCGCCTCCACCTTGTCGCCGCCGAACAGCACCATCGCCACCAGGTCGAGCGCATCGCCACGGTGGCGCGGATCCGAGGTGGAGAAATCGCACCAGACGCCGGCCTTCTCGCCGCGCAGATGCACCGCCAGCGACTGCCCCGGCTCGCCGGCGACGCTGCCGCAGCGCCATTCCGTGCCGGCCTGCTTGCCCGCCGGCAGCAGCTCGCGCGCCAGCTGGTCGATGCGCGACGCCAGCATGGCGACGATCTGGGGGATGGGCAGCAGCTGGCTCACGCGAAGACCGGGCCCGACTGCCAAGCGGCGGTCTTCTTGCAGGGGCCGCAGACGAACAGGCCGGCCACCTTTGGAAAGGGGCCGTCGCAGCTGAGGCACCGCCGGGTTTCCCCGGCTGGCGCGGGTCGCGCCTTTTGGCGCAGCGTCTTCACCCGGCTGCGGCAGGCCTCGGTGCCTCGGCCGAGCGCCTGGCCCGCGTGCTCGTAGCCGCCCCCCTCCTCCAGCAGCGCCATCAGCCGCGCGTCCTCGGCTGGGGTCCAGGGCGGCGCGCCGGCCATGCTAGTCGGCCCCCGACTGGGAGCCGAACAGCTGCGCGGTCGCCACGCGGTCCATGCGGCGGTCCCGAAGGAAGCGGCACGACTGATCTATTGAATCGCTCGATCGGCGGCGGGCCTTCGGGGACAGCTGCATTGGAAACGCTGCCACCTCGGCGTAAGGATCGGGTTTAGGGAGGTAATCCATTGTTCAGGCGGCCTTTGTCGTGATTTGTGGAGGTTCGGTCACGACGTCGTGTACGACTGACGTACGGCCATGAGCTCTGGTAAGCTCTCGCGGCTGAAAGCTAGCGGCGGTGACGGCGCCCTTGGTGACCTGCTCAATCCGGCGCATCGCCTTGAACGACGGACCAAAATGACCGTGCAGCCACCTGCTAACAGTGGCGTGGCTGACGCCGATCAGTTTTCCGAACTGGGCCAGGGTGAGCTGGTGATGATCGAGGTACTGCCGGAGGTGCATGGAGTGAACTGTGCATTATACGTACATTCGGAGCAAGTGCTGTGTGCAGCCTTAGCGGCTGACAGCGCGTCGCCGTCTGGGCAACCCTTCCGCATGCACGAACATCTTCGCGCCTGGCGCACCGCTTCCGGCTTGACGCTCAAAGAGGTCGGAAACAAAATCGGAACCACTCACGCTACCGTGAGCCGATGGGAGGCTGGCGTGCAGGCGATTCCCCCCAACAAATTCCGCCAGTTAGCCGCTGTCTACGGCGCCACGCCTGCCGAGTTGTTGGTCGCTCCTGCGGATCGCTCCATGGCGCTACGGTTCCACCGCGCAGCTGAGATTATCGGCAAGCTGAGCGACGGCGAAGTCGAACAATGGCTCGGCCTCGGGCACTCCCTTGCGGATGCGAAAAAACGATGAGTACGTTAAACGTACAAGATCGTTGACCGATTGGTACGTCATACGTACATTCGACCCGCACCCGCAAAGGAGGCGGGGCGGATATGGCCAAGCAGCCGAAGCCCCTGATCACCGTGCCCCAGCTCGAGGAGGCGACGCGCGCCGTCGCCGGCCTCGACGCGGTGCGCAACCGCATCGCCCGGTTCCAGGCCCTGGTGGGCCTCTCGGATAACACTGCGATCACCGTCCACGCCGTGGCAGGCGCCGACAGCATGACCCTGGTGGTCCCGGTCGATCTCCTGCTCTCCGACTTGGAGGATGAGGAGGCCGGCCTGACGTCCACCCTGCGGCGCCTCGGCGTCGCCATCCCGCCGCCCGTGCCGGCACAGCCAGCGCTCGCCCCCGCCGTGCCGGAGGCCGCCCATGCTGAGTGACGATCTCGGCACCCTCGCCGGTCACTTCGAGGGCTGGGCCGCCATCGGCGGCGTCGGCCTCAACGCCACCGCCTGCCTCGCCATGGCGGCCGTTCTCCGCACCGGCGCACGCGACGCGGAGGGCCTGCTGGCCCAGCCGGTCCCCGCCGCGCTGCGTCTGCCGGTGATCCCCTCCGACGTGGTGGTCTCCCTGGACGCGGTCCGCGCCAGCCGCTCCACCCCGATCCGTGCGGCCGCGCCGGTCGGTGCGGCATGACCGGCGCCCCTCGCCTCCGGGCGTCGGACCTTCGGGCCCTCGCCGCCGTCGCGCACGCGTCGGCCACTCGGCCGGCGCGGCGCCCCCTCGGCGTCTCCTTCGGCGCACTCGATCGCCTGATGGAAGCCGGCCTGGTCGCCGCCGCTGGCACGGCGCCGACGCCCAGCGGCCGCGGCCGCGTCTGGCAGGTGACTCTCTACGCGGCCACCAATGCCGGCCGCAGCGTGCTGACCTCGCCTAACCCGGCCGGCGCCGTCGCCGCCCTGGTCGCTCCGCCACGGGAGGCGGCCGATGGCCGGGCATGAGGCGCGCTTCTCCCTGTTCCGCCTGACGGAGCTGCTGGCCGAGGTCGGTCAGGTTCTGCTGGTAGAAGGCATCCCGCCGGATGAGGCGGTGGATGTGCAGCGCGATGCCGACGCGCTGCGCCGACGCATCACCGGCCTGAGGGAGGCGACTGCCGCACGTCTGCCGGCCGGCCGGCACGGGGCGCTCCAGCCAGTCGAGGTCGCTTCATGCGACAGGCCCTGACCGCAGCTGAGGTCGCTCTACACCTCCGCCGCTCCCTGCCGTGGTTCCACCGCCACCGCCCGGCGCTGGAAGCCCGCGGCTTCCCGCCGCCGATGGATGGTTGCGGCCTGCGCTGGGATCCCCGCGCCATCGAACGCTGGCAGGATTCGCTGCTGCCGCCGGCGCCGGCGACGGCCGATGCCAAGGCCGAGGCGACGCTGATTGAACGCGCTCGTCAGATGGCACCGGCATAGTTTCCACGTCAGACTGAATTCCCGCCCATCGTGCAACCTGGTCCCGGGAGGTCCAGATGCCCAAGCTCAAGATCCGCCACTTGGTGGAGAAGCCCGGCCCCCGTGGTCCCTTGTACTACTGGCAGCCTGCCGCCCCACTCCGCGCCGCCGGTTGGAAACCGCAACGCCTGCCCGCCGATCGCGGTGCTGCCATCACCAGAGCCGAGGCGCTGAACGCCGAGGTGGATGCTTGGCGCGCTGGGGAGCTGGCGCCAAACGCGCCGGCAGCCGCTGTAGCCCGCGGCAAGCGCGCTGCGCCCGGCACGGTCGAGGCCCTGGTAGCGGATTACAAGCGCAGCCGATGGTGGACCAAGCTCGCGCAGAAGACCCAGCGTGATTATGGCTGGTGCCTGGAGACCATCACCAGCTGGGCCGGCGATATGCCCGCCCGTGCCGTGACCGCCCCCGCCGTGCAGGCCTTCTACACCGCGCAGCTTCGCCGGGTTGAAGGCAAGGGCAAGCAGCGCCGCGTGATCGAGACCCCTGCCAAGGCCGCCGCCGTGATCCGCGTGCTGCGCTTGCTGCTGCAGGTCGGTGAGCGGCTGGGCTACCTCACCCCCGGCAGCAACCCGGCCGCCCGCCCGGGCATCAGCCTGCGGCGCCAGCGGCAGCCGGTGCCCTGGTCCGGCGAACAGGTGCAGCATGTCGCGGCCGTCGCCGACGCGATGGGCTGGCGCAGCATAGCCACCGCCATCCTGCTAAATGTGTGGATCGGCCAGCGCGAGGGCGACGTGCTGGCGCTGAAGCCCTGGCGCGTGGAGGCCGATTCGCTGCGGCTGACCCAGGAGAAGACCAAGCGCCGGGTGGTGCTGCCGGTGCATCTCGTGCCGCACCTGGTGGAGCGGCTCCGGTCGGAGCGCGAGCGCCCTGGCGTGGTTCTCTCGGCCGAGCTGCTATTGCTGCACGAGGGTACCGGCCTGGCTTAGAACGAGCACACCTTCCGGCATGTCTTCGCCGAGGTGCGTGAGGCAGCGGCCAAAGGCCTGCCCGCCACCAGCACCCGGCCTGAGCTGCCAGCGATGCCGAGTTGCGCCGAGCTGCGTTTCATGGAGCTGCGCCACACCGCTGTCACGCGCCTGCATGATGCGGGAGTGGATGCGCTCGGCATCGCCCGCATCACTGGCCATTCGCCAAAGACGGCGCAGGCGATCATCGACCAGCACTATCTGGGTGAGAGCGAAGCCGGCGCGGAGCGGGCATTCAAGGCACGGCTAGCGGCGGAACGTGAAGCCTAGCCGCCTTCCACTACGATTTAGAAATCCGGTTAGCCGGCGGTGGCGCGTCAATCTTCGCGTATTCCCGCCCCGCCCTCTTCAGCGTCGAGCGAACCTGCTTGATGTCCTCTGCCGGCAACAGATCCTCGGGGCGGGTGCCACTGATTTCCAGCATGGTGTTGCGGACCGCGCGGCCAACACCTTCGGCCGCATTCTGCAGAGGGCGCTGCCCGCGGATGTGGTCGTTACGGATCTTGGCTTCGGTCTGCGTGATGCGGAACAGGTTAGCGGCCAGCTCTTCTTTGCCCATGAAGTCCAGCGGGGAACGGCCTTCGGGCACACCTTTGAGCGTACGCAGCGCTGTGATGTCGCGGTTGTATAAGCCTCGATATCCAGCGTTCTGGAACAAGGCGAAGTTCTCGACCCCATGGAGTTTCGCAGTGCGAGACATTTCATCGCTTCGCTCGGAGACTTCACCCCGTACTGCGACACGCTCCACCGCCTCTTGCTCTAGCACATAGCGCCGCAATGCTTCCGTCATAGTGACGAAATATGCCTGAGCCTCGGCGACCCGCCGCTTTTTCGGGTCGCCGTTCATCACCGTGAGGTAGCAGGCAAATCGAGAAAGCTTCCAATCCTTGCTACCGTCCTCTGCTCGAACCTGTGTGAAGTTTTCGGATACGTCGATGTCGAGTTGAGCGCACGCTGCGATTGCTCGATTGATCGCCTTCCCGAATGCCTCGACGCTGGAATACTCCAACAGACGCATCAGAACCGAGGCAAGCCAATACTTCGAACCGTTAGTCCGGCCGCAGCTTTCGAAGCCAGGGAGAGTTGCATCGGGATGGAATACGAGATCGTGGCCGCTCATCGCAATTTCCTGCAGGACGGCAAGCAGGCCCCGCGGGATGCAGGCAGCTGGCCGATTCGCTGGCGGCATAATAGCTCCCCTGCTGGTTGCGAGTCTCAGGCGGCGTTAACCACCGCGGGCGGCGGCCTCCGCAGTGCAATCGCGTACATTGTCGAGCGGTTTCATCGCGCCCTCAACCCGTTCTGCACGCGGGGAGAACACTTAGTGGCTGGAGTTGGAAGATGCAGTTGGAAAGGAGTTGGAAGCGTTCCCAACACGTTCTCGCCGGCACCTTCCAAGACATTGAAAGGATTGGTGGGCGCCGTAGGATTCGAACCTACGACCCGCTGATTAAGAGTCAGCTGCTCTACCAACTGAGCTAGGCGCCCGTCCGTGGGCGCTTCATAGCCGCCACCACGGCTTTGTCTACCCCTTGATGCGCAATCGTGCTCTCCGGCGGTCCGAAACCGCCGCCGCGCTATCCCGTACCCTGCCCGATGCCGACCTGCAGCGGGCCGCGTCCAGGTGCGAACGCA